GCGGTAGACGGAACCCAGGCAGTGCTGGCCAGGCCGCAGGGAGGCGCGTGTGACCCCGGCTCCTCCGCCGGAAGGGTGTGAGAAACGGCAGAGGGGGCCGGGGTCTTGTTCCTGCGCCCCCGTGTGCGAGCCCAACAGAGACCACGGGTGAGGATGGCGCAGGAAGCATCTACTGACCGTCGGGACCGGAGTCGGGGAGAGCCCGCCACATGTGGATCGGGATGCGTTCCCGCTTTCCGCCCTTCTGGCGGCGACGGCCCTTCTCGCCCAGGGACTGGATGGCATCGGCCATCTCGTCGAGCGCCTTCTCGCGCTCCGCCGCGTTGTGCCGTGCCACGTCCCGCAGAACTTCGAATCCGCCCATCAGCCACGCACCCCCGTATCCACGACGAAACCCTCAGGATGGAACACCTGGATGTCCGCCCGCAGGTGGGCCAGGACACCGATCTGAAGGTTGTCGGCGTACCGCTCCTTCAGGAACTCCAGCTCGATGCCGGTCCGGATGCCGATCCCGAGCATGTTCCACTGCGCGGTGTACAGCTCCGAACAGTCGGTGGAGGTGCCCACCGTCAGGTTGGTCGGGATCTGCTTGGTGTTGAGCCGGGGGATGTTGACGAGCGCGGCCGGAGGGATCAGGTAGGCGTTCGTCGTCGCCTCCTTGAGCTTCGACAGCGACGTCTCCGAGCGCGGGGCCTGGATCTGCGCGTTCGGCTCAAAGTTGTTGTTCCTCACGGTACCCACGGAGTCGAGCCAGAAGTCGTAGTTGGTGATCGCCGCGCCGTTCGCGCCGTGCGTCGTCGTGGTGATGCCGCTCTGGTTGAGCACACCCCTCGGCTCGGGAGCCGTGCCGGTGCCGCGCAGCGCCACCCGGTCGAGTTCGAGGGCGAGCTGCTGGGCGAAGCTGTGCGCGATGATGTCCCCGGCTGCCGGGGACGAGTCCTCGAACAGTTCACGTGACAGCTTGACCAGCCGGGCACAGCTGCGGGCCGTGAAGGTCACGGCGTCGAAAACAAGATCCGCGTCGGTGATCAGCGCGTTTTCGTTGCGCCAGCCGGGAGTGCCCTCGCCGGTCAGCCTGGGCACCTTGAGGGTCTGCGTGGTCATCGGCACGAACGTCGCCCCGGCCTGCGCCACCACCATCTTGTTGCGCACGAGGTCGATCAGGCTGGAGGCGAGCGGCGTCGGCACGGTGTGCCCGCCGGCCGTCAGCGTGCCCTCGGACATCGCCTTCCGCTCGCGCTCGGCGTCCTTCCAGTCGCCGGTGACGAGCCCCTTCAGGTACCGGTCGAAGGAGAGACCCTCGGTCTGCGCGTCGCTGTGCCCGTTGGCGCTGAGCCAGTCGGTGACGCGCTCTCCCTTGCGGAGCACCTGACGGCCCTTGAGGCCGCGTCCCCCGGTGACGTAGGACATCGCGTCGAGACGGGCACCGTCGCCGGACTCGCCGTAGAAGCCTCCGGAGTCGGTCGTCTTCTGGATCGACTTCAGGTTTTCAAGTTCGGCCATGAGCCGCTTGATGTGCGCCACCTTCTCGGTGGCGCTGCCCTCGATGGAGGTGACGCGGTCCATCTTCATGTCCGGACCGGCCTCCTCGAATATCTTCTTCAGCTCGGCCTTCTTGGCTTCGAGCGCGGGGAATTGCATGATCATGACTGTCGCCCTTTCGGAACATGCGTGAAAGTCCGACCTCTGTTCCGGCGACAAGCCACACCCTCAAGCGGGCCGTACAGCCAGCGACAGCCACCCTCAAGCGGCTTTCGGTTTGCAGACCTTGAAGCCTGCGGGAGCGGACGGGAGGCCATCACCAGTCCGCACAATCCCCGAGATTGAAGTCCGGAGCCTTATCCCCTCAAGGCGGGCTCCGGGACTTCGGAATACCTCGTAACTCGATTATGCCCGTGGAGACGGGCTAGTCAATCAACGAAGGCGAATATCACGTTCCCTGCTGACGCAGCTCCATGAGGGTTGCACAGGTGTCGAGATCGCCCGCCCAGGCCACCCAGACCGGCCAGTCCGGTTCACCAGCCTGCTTCCGGGCATCCGCCTCGTGCTGGTAGGCGCTGGCCGCGTCACGGTAGGAGATGCCAGGGTCGAGGCGGTCGTTGAACTCCTTGATCGTGGCAAGGCAGGCGAAGTGATCGGCCTCGGGCAGTGCTGCGGCGAGTGCCTCCTCGATGAGATCGTCGTGTTCGGGCTGGGGCTGGGTGGTCATATTCTTTCCTTTCATCGCTTCTTTGCTTCCTCTGAGTCCCTATCTCAGTCCCACTCCCACCCTCTAAGAGAGGGTGGGTGGGAGAGACTCTGTAAGACGGGACGGGACTGAGTGGGACTACTGGGACTGATCGAGCATTTCCTGACCTTTTGGGAGGGCGTAGACCGGCCGTTTCTGCGTGCCGATGTTCTGGACAATCCCCTGCCTGACCAGCGAATTCAGCGCCCGGTAGAAAGTCGACTTCTTCAGCCCGCTCTCCTCCATCAGCTTCGTGCCGGTCGCGCTGGTAGTCCCAAAGCAGTCCCGCAGAGTGCGGAGGACGGTCTCTTCTGACTCCGTGTTAGTCCCACGGCCGCGAGATTCCAGGATGAGCGAGTCGCCGACCGGCTTGGTCCGCAGCAGAACGGTTTCGAAGTCGGGCACGTCCTTCTGCTTCTCCGACATGAGGTCGATGTACATGCCGTCCTTCGAAGCCTTGATCACGGTGGTGGCCGCGCCGTCGAGCGCGGACGCGCCTCGCAGGTTCTCTCCTGACCGCCCCGAGTGGTGGGCGAGCAACACACACGCGCCGGTCACCTCCCGGATCCGGTCGACCGCCGCAACGACCTTGCTCATCTCGCCGTTGTCGTTCTCGTTTACGCCGATCGTGCAGCGGGCCTGCGTGTCGATCACCACGAGCACGGGCTTGATGTCGGCCAGCAGGAGCAGGAGCGCGGCCAGGTCGATGACGTTGAGGAGCTGCACCGCCACCGGCAGGAACAGCACACTGGTCGTGATGTCGTGCTCCTCCTCCCAGGAACGCTTCCGCTTCCCGGTCCCGGAGATTCCCTCGGCGACCAGGAACACGACCGGCCCGGTCTTCGTCGGGTGTCCCTGCCAGTCCATGTCCTCGGCGGCCACACAGCACGCCATGTCGAGGGCCACGAACGACTTGCCCGACCCCGGCTTGCCGTACATCCAGGCGATCGAGTCCAGGTACAGCACCCCGGCAATCAGCGGTACGGGATCGGGCCTCTGGTCCAGATCGGCGCTACCCAACAGGCGCTGGCGCAGGGCGGCGAGGCGGGCCTGAACGGGGTTCTCCGACGGCGCGTCCTGACCGCCGTCGGACTGGCTGCCTCCAGGCGTCCACAGCCTCTCGTTCATGCCGCCCCCTGGTACGCGGAGCGCAGGTGCCGCTCGATGTCCCGATCGGTCCACGGACCCCGCGAACACGGCCACGCAGCCACCACAGGCCACAGCAGATCTCCGGCCTCCTGCGGAGTGAGTCCCTCGTCGCGCAGAGCCCTGACAGCCCACGTAAGGGCGTCGTCCTGGTTGCCCGGCTGCACCTTGGCGAGCCAGCCGAGGAGCCCGCCGGCGTCCTCAGTGCCGGGCCACTCGGACGCCTCGGAGGACAGCCGTACCGGCTCCTTGGGCCTCAGCATGTCGATCAACCAGGCCGGGGCGGCGACGGGAGCAACGTCCAGGAGGACGACGTACTGCATGGTGTGGGCCGGGTCGTCCACCCGTGACGGCGGCGCGACCACCTGTCCGCCCTCGCCCCTGGTGTCGAGACCGGGGCCGAGCTTCCCCGCAGAGTTGCCGAGGTGGAAGTCGATGCCGTCGTACGTGAAGTAGTGGTGGACGCCTCCAGAGCCGGTGCCCACGGTGTAGGTCAGCGGCAGGTCGCCGTGCTCACGTTCAAGAGCGGCGAGAGTGGCGGAGCCGCCCGCGTCGTCCTTGTCGTCGACGTCGAGGACAAGGATCCCCGAGGCGCGACCGGTAGCAATACAGACGTTGGCTGAGGGGTTCGCCGTCCACCACGTCGCGATGATGTCGGTGTCGGTGGTGGCACGGTCCTGCCACGCCTTCATCGTCGGGTGTTTGCTGCCGCGCGGGGCCAAGATAACCCGCCATCCACGCTCGGCGTAGCTGATGGCGACGGGCATACTGGGGGTGATCGATGCCGCCGCCCGGTTGTTGATCTCGGAGCCGCTGCCCTTGCCGGGGGTCGTGGCTCCGGTGCTGTTATGCGGCATCCTCGCCACCTCCGCCCTTGGCTGCGCGGCGGGCGGCGGCCTTGGCGCTACGGGCCTTGCTGGAGGCCAGGGCGAGGCGCTGGAAGTACGCCTTGCGTGCATGCTCGGCGCGGCGTGCCCGCTCCTCGGGGGCAAGGGTGCTGTCCGGGTCCACCTCGCGCTCGAAGCGATCAAGGAAGGCAGTCCGTGCAGGGAGGGTATGGGCGGCGGGGTCGTCGGTCTGAGACCAGAGGATGTTCGCTGCGATAGACGCTCGGATATGCCGCTGGGCTGCGTTCAGGCCGGTGCGCCCGGTCAGGGCATCAGACATGTGCTCTCCCAGCACCTCACCGAGAGGGTGGGTGCGCGGGAGCGTTTATCCGGGATTGCGCTCTACCGGTCCCGTCGCCTATAGCGATTCACATGTTCGGCCGAGAGTAGCATTGCGCTCATGGCATGGGACGCAGGACGGAAGGTCCGGGCATTCCTCAACCGTGATCACAAGGTCATGGTGAGGGTGCGCTGTGGTCGGTGTCGCCGTGTGCTCGACGACGTGTTCGGAGGCACTGAGCGCCCCGTGTTTCGCTACAGCGAGGGCGCTATCCCTGGACGGATAGTCGCCAATGAGGCCCTTCGCTGGCAATGCCGCTGCGGTGCGGACATCCCGGTGCGGCTCGACAGGTTCATAGGGGCCTACCGGGCGGCTGCCGCCCGCTCGGGCAGGGACAGGACACTCACGCTGCCCCTCACAAATCCCCCAGATTGAGCCTGCGGGCCTCCTCAGCGGCCCGGCGCTCGGACGTCCCACGGGTGTACCTGTCGATCATGTCGCGCCGCGACCACCCTGCAACCGCCATCAAGCCACCCTCACTGCCTCCGGCGGCCAGCCAGCGGCCGGCTGCGGTGTGCCGGAGCACATGGGGGTGGAAGTCCTGGATACCGGCCAGCTCGGCGCGGTAGGCGAGGGTCTTGTGCAGCGCGTAGTACGTGAAGCCTCGACTGCGGTCGCCGACCCACAGCGCGGGAGAGGCGGCAAGGCGATGGGTGCGGCGAACACGTAGGTAGCGGTCCATGGCGCGGATGGTCTGTGGTCCCAGCGGCAGCCTGCGGCCCTTACCGCCCTTACCGCGCCGGACGACCGCAGCGCCCCGCTTCAAGTCCACATCGGCCACCGTCATACCGATAACCTCACCGGCGCGGACACCTGTCTCGATCATCAGGCGGACGATGGCCTCGTCGCGGCGGTCGCGGAACTCCTTCCCGGAGCACGCCTTGATCAACAACCGGCACTGGTCGTCGTCCAGCTCCTGCACCACCTTGGTGTCGAGCTTCGGGAGCTTGAGATTCACCAGCTCGTCGGTGCTGGCCTCGCCCTCCTCGTATAGCCACGCGGAGAACCGGCGCACCGCGAGCTGACGGGACCGCGCCGTGGAGGGCTCCGCGCCCGCATCCAGCAGCGCGGAGACGAAGCCGTTCACGGTCGGGCGGTCGAGAACCGCGGCGCAGTCGGTCTCCTCGCACCACCGTAGGAAGGCTCGCACTCCGTCGCCGTAGGTCTTCAGGGTCTGCGGGCTCTTCCGCTCGGCAGCCAGGTGGAGGAGCCAGGAGTCAAGGAGTGGGGCTATGTCCGAGTTTGCACTCATGCCGAAAGCATATGCCAAGGGTCGAGATATCTGGACTAGGAGCGTTGTGCCCGCAAACGAAAGGAGCCCCTGACCCGTAAATCCCGAGGTCAGGGGCTCTTTCGTGGAGTTGACTCAGTCCAGGTAGTCGCGCAGCACCTGCGAACGCGACGGGTGGCGCAGCTTCGACATGGTCTTGGACTCGATCTGGCGGATGCGCTCGCGCGTGACGCCGTACACCTTGCCGATCTCGTCGAGGGTCTTCGGCT